ATTTGATTGTGCAGAAGAACTTTTGGCAATTACATTACAAAACTACGCAACAAAGCATATCATTTGCTTTGCTTCTCGTCCTTATATTAATACTCGTAAGGATGTTATGTATGTTGAATGTAGGGATGAAATTGATTTGATTCAACACTTTCTCGCATTTTGGGAAAAGGAAACTCCTGATGTAATTACAGGTTGGAACTGTGAGTTGTATGATATTCCTTATATTGCTGGAAGAATTGATAGAATTCTCGGTGAAAAGGAAGCACGTCGTCTTTCTCCTTGGGGAAATATTCGTAGAAGAGAACTTGTAATTAAGGGTAGGGAACAAATCTCTTATGAAGTTGCTGGGGTTTCAATTATTGACTATCTTGACCTTTATAAGAAGTTTACTTATAAGGCACAGGAATCTTATCGTCTAGACCATATTGCAAATGTTGAACTGGGACAAAAAAAACTAGACCACTCTGAGTTTGAGACCTTTAAAGATTTTTATACAAAAGATTGGCAAAAGTTTATTGATTATAATATCCGAGACGTTGAACTTGTAGATCAATTAGAAGATAAAATGAAGTTAATTGAACTTTGTTTTACGATGGCATATGATGCTAAGGTCAATTTCAATGATGTGTTCTTTCAGGTAAGAACTTGGGATGCAATCATTTATAACTACTTGAAAAAAAGGAATATTGTTATTCCACCTAAGGACCGTTCGGAAAAGAGTGATAAATTTGCTGGAGCATATGTTAAGGAACCGATTCCTGGAAAGTATGATTGGGTTGTTTCTTTTGACCTCAATTCTCTTTATCCTCACCTCATTATGCAATACAACATCTCACCAGAGACACTCTTGGAAGAAAGACATCCCAGCGCAACTGTTGAAAGGATATTAAATCGTCAAGTCAAATTTGATAATTATAATGAATATGCGATATGCCCGAATGGTGCAATGTATCGTAAAGATGTTCGTGGGTTTCTTCCAGAACTAATGGAGAAAATGTATAACGACCGTGTAATCTTTAAGAAAAAGATGTTGGTTGCAAAGCAGCAATACCAAAAGACTAAGACAAAAGAATTGGAAAAAGAGATTTCTAGATGCAACAACATCCAAATGGCAAAAAAGATTTCTCTTAACAGTGCTTATGGTGCTATTGGTAATCAGTATTTTAGGTATTATAAACTAGCAAATGCCGAAGCAATCACAATGTCTGGGCAAGTTTCCATTCGTTGGATTGAAGGTAAAATGAATTCTTACTTAAATAAAATTCTTAAAACTAATGATATTGATTATGTTATTGCTTCAGATACTGATTCTATCTATCTTAATCTTGGTCCTTTTGTCCAAACTGTATACAAAGGAAGAGAAAAAACTACTGAGGAAATTGTTGGCTTCCTTGATAAGGTCTGTAAGATGGAATTTGAAAAATATATTGAAAGTTCTTACCAAGAATTGGCGGACTATGTGAATGCTTATGACCAGAAGATGCAAATGAAACGGGAGAATATTGCTGACCGTGGAATCTGGACTGCCAAAAAGCGTTATATTCTTAATGTTTGGGATAGTGAAGGTGTTCGTTATGAAGAACCTAAATTAAAAATTATGGGATTGGAAGCAGTTAAATCTTCTACTCCTGCTCCTTGTCGTCAAAAGATTAAGGATGCTCTCAAAATTGTGATGACTAAAACGGAAGACGAAATGATTTTCTTTATAGATAATTTTCGTAAAGCATTTAATCAACTTCCCCCAGAAGAAATTTCATTTCCACGTTCAATTAATGACGTAGATAAACATAAATCTTCATCAACTCTTTATAGTAAAGGAACTCCAATTCACGCGAGAGGAGCACTTCTTTATAATCATCTAATTAAAGAAAAGAAGTTGGATAAGAAGTATGCGAAAATTCAAAATGGTGAAAAGATTAAATTTTGTTATTTGAAACTTCCAAATCCAATTCACGAAAACGTAATTTCTTATATTCAAGAATTTCCAAAGGAATTTGGACTAGACAAATACATTGATTATGACCTACAATTCAGTAAAGCATTTTTGGAACCAATGAAAGTCATTCTTGACGCAATTAATTGGAGAGTTGAAAAAACTGTAAACCTTGAATCATTTTTCTCTTGATGAATTTACCGATTAACGAAAAAGAATTAGATATAATTATCAATTCATTGAAAGGAAAATTTCCCAGTTTATATGCAAAACTTTGGTCACATAAAATAAATTATTCAAAAAAGGAGACTAAAAATGGATTTTCTTAAAGATATTGTAAAAGAAATTGGAGGTGAATATACGCAACTTGCATCTGATATTGATGAGACTGAAACTTATGTTGAAACAGGTTCATACATTTTTAATGCACTGGTTTCAGGTAGCATATTTGGTGGTGTATCTGGGAATAAGATTACTGCTATTGCTGGAGAATCTTCTACTGGAAAGACTTTCTTCTCTCTCGCTGTGGTTAAGAATTTTCTTGATAATCACCCCGATGGTTATTGTCTCTACTTTGATACTGAAGCTGCTGTAAGTAAATCCTTACTTCAAGGTCGTGGTCTTGACATTAACCGAATTGTAGTCGTTAATGTAGTCACAATTGAAGAGTTTAGAAGCAAAGCATTAAAGGCAGTTGATTTGTATCTGAAAAAGAAGGAAGGAGAACGCAAACCTTGTATGTTTGTTTTGGATTCTCTGGGAATGCTTTCTACTGAAAAAGAGATTGAAGATGCATTGAATGATAAACAAGTTAGAGATATGACTAAATCCCAACTTGTAAAAGGTGCATTCCGAATGCTTACTCTTAAACTTGGACAGGCAAAAATTCCTATGATTGTGACCAATCACACTTATGATGTTGTGGGTTCTTATGTTCCTATGAAAGAAATGAGTGGTGGTTCTGGTCTTAAATATGCAGCATCTTCTATTATCTATCTTTCTAAGAAAAAAGAAAAGGATGGAACAGAAGTTGTTGGTAATATCATCAAATGTAAGACACAAAAGTCTCGTTTGAGTAAAGAAAATAAAGAAGTGGAGGTGCGTTTGTATTATGATGAACGTGGTCTTGATAAGTATTATGGTCTTCTTGATCTTGCTGAAAAGTATGAAATCTTTAAGAAGGTGGGAACTCGTTATGATATTGGAGATGGTACAACTCAATTTGGAAAAACTATTAATGAAAATCCAGAGAAGTACTTCACGCCAGAAATAATGCAGGCATTAGATGAAGCAGCAAAAAAAGAATTTTCTTATGGGTGATGAGAAACATTCGGGTCATAAAAACTGGAATTGATGTATCTAAAATTTTAGAACAAATAAAACAATATCCAGAAGATTGGGGTTCACAAAAAAATATTAAAGATAAAAAAATAAAACAACTTGACCCAACAAAATATACTGTTACAGTAGACGTTCTTCAATTAATAATGGGAGGAATAAAAAAGGAAGGTCAGTATGTTGGTGATACTGAAATTTGCATTCAAACACCAGCATACGAAAAACACACAGAAATTCTTAAATTCTTAAAGACATATTTTAAGAAAATACGTCGTTGTGCTTTTCTTTCTTTGCCTATTGGTGAAATAGTAGGTTCTCATATTGATGAAGGAACTTATTATCTTACGAAAGATAGATATCACCTTTCCATTCAGGGAAAATACAGGTATAGTGTAGGTGATGAAACTATGATTGTTGAACCTGGAACTTTCTTTTGGTTCAATAATAAACTTCCCCATAGTGCTGAAAATATTGGTGATGAAGTTAGAATTACTTTTGTATTTGATGTGCCTCATCATAAAAAAAATCCATAGTTAGAGGAGAAATGGAAAAAGTTGAAACTACGATTCTTAGAAATCTCTTATTTAATAATGATTATTGTAGAAAGGTATTACCTTTTATAAAAAATGAATACTTTGAGAATCTTCACGAGAAAGTAGTTTTTGAGGAGATTTGTAAATTTATTGTTGCTTACGAACAACTAGCAACAAAAGAAGTTCTTTTGATTGAAACAGAAAAAAGAACTGATATTACAGAAGATACTTACAAAATTATTTGTGATTATATTTCTAAACTTGATGATGCTCCAGCAGATAAACAATGGTTGGTAGATACTACTGAAAAGTGGTGTAAAGACCGAGCAATTTATCTTGCTCTTATGGAAAGTATTAAAATTGCTGACGGGCAAGATGAAAAGAAATCTAGAGATTCCATTCCAACAATTTTACAAGAAGCACTTGCTATTGGATTTGATAGCCACATTGGACACGATTACCTAAAAGATTACCAAGAACGATATGACTCTTATCACAGGAAAGAAGACAAAATTCCATTTGATTTGGAATATTTTAACAAAATTACCAAAGGGGGCATCCCTAACAAAACTCTTAATATCGCACTTGCTGGTACAGGTGTCGGGAAATCTCTATTCATGTGCCATGTGGCTAGCTCCGTGTTGCTCCAAGGACGGAACGTATTGTACATTACGCTTGAAATGGCAGAGGAGAAAATTGCTGAACGAATTGACGCAAATCTCTTAAATGTTAATATCAAAGATATTGAAACATTGCCAAAAGTAATGTTTGATACGAAAGTAAATAATATTGCGAAGAAAACACAAGGAACTCTGATTATCAAAGAGTATCCAACTGCTTCGGCACACGCAGGTCATTTTAGAGCACTTCTTAATGAACTCTCTCTTAAGAAATCATTTAAGCCTGATATTATTTTCATTGACTACCTTAATATTTGTGGGTCCTCAAGATATAAGAGTAATTTTTCAGTCAATTCTTACTCTTATGTTAAAGCAATTGCGGAAGAACTTCGTGGTCTTGCAGTTGAGGCAAATGTTCCAATTGTTTCCGCTACCCAAACTACTCGTAGTGGATTTTCTAGCTCCGATCCTGATCTTACTGATACTAGTGAATCCTTTGGTCTTCCTGCTACTGCTGACCTTATGTTTGCCCTTATTAGCACAGAAGAGTTGGAACAACTTGGGCAGATTATGGTAAAACAATTGAAGAATAGATATAATGACCCAACAATGAATAAAAGATTTGTAGTTGGAATTGATAGAGCAAAAATGCGTCTTTATGATGTGGAACAAAGTGCTCAAAAGGATATACTTGACTCTGGACAAGAGGAAGAGTATAATTATGAAGAAAAGAAACCTAAAAAGTCGTTTGAAGGATTTAAATTTTAATGGAAACTGCTAAACACGTAGATTTTGATAAGTATGCTGAGTTTGTGGATGCTGTAACTTCTGATGCATCTAAAGACTTTCTTTCTTTGTCTGATAGGCTTGTTGCACTGGATGAAAAGGGTGCAAATATTGAACGACTCCTGACTGCTGGTGTTGGTATTAATGCCGAGGGTGGGGAGTTTCTTGAAATCATTAAAAAAATGATTTTCCAAGGAAAACCTTTCAATGAAGATAACCGAGAACATCTGATTATTGAACTTGGAGACATTATGTGGTATGTTGCTCAAGCTTGTATGTCACTTGGTGTCAGTATTGATGACGTAGTTGCTCGTAACGTTCAAAAACTTCTCAAGCGTTATCCTGAAGGTGCTTTTGATGTTTATTTCTCTGAAAACCGTGCTGCTGACGACCGATGACTAAAGAAAAACAAGTAACAGTTAAAATGAATGTTCGTGCTGCTGCTGCAGTTCGTCAAATTTTATATGAAGCACAAAAAGGATACACGACAGACATAAACAATGTCCCTCCACGTATTTTTGAAATTCGTGAAGTTATTGCAGATTTTGACGATGCAATCACCCAAGTAGTAGAAACCTGAACTATATTATAAATCCCTAATTTCTAAATAAAAGAAACTAGGGATTTTTTAATGGCAATTATTAATAGTAGTGGATACAAATTACTAAATGCCACAACAGTAATTAATATTTTAAAATCTAGTGCGGTTCAAAATCAAAATTATCCTCATGTAAGGTCTAGATTTTATGATTTAAAGAGAACAAGTGATAGTAAAATTTTATTAACTGTGAAGTCTCAGTATTCTTCTAATTTGGAAAGAATATATGATGATATAACTAAATTATTTTCTACTGACGTTTTATTAAATGGAAAAAGTATTTTTGTTACTGGAAGACAATCCAATGTTTTGGGTGTAGATTTTATATTAACTTTACAAAAAGCAACCTCTAAATTTGAAATATTTTTTAAAAGTCAAAAATCAATAAAACCAAAAGTTCCAGAATTATTAAGGCCAGGTATTTTGAATGAAGAATATTTTGTTTCAAAAATTAATGATCAGGTAAAAAAAATTAATGAGGCAAAAAATACGATTGCTTTGCCAAATTTATTTGACCCGAATTTGAATTTAGTTTTATATGAAAATAATCAGCAAAAATATACAATAAATGGAATAAAATCAATTGAGAGGGTTGGACAACTTTTAGGGAAAGAGGATGTTTCAATTAAAACTAAAAATAATAAAAAAATTAAAATTTCTTTAAAAAAGGAAAATTTTTCTTTTTGGGGAAGTGCGAGTCAATATTCTGCAGCAAATGATATTTTGGATTATCTGATAAAATCTAATTTGATTTCAGTGTCAAATTCTTCCGGAAGGGGGGTTTTGACTGATATTTCTACTGGAAAACCATTAATTGGCATTAGATTAAAAGCAACAATTGGAGAAATTAAAAAATATTGTTTTGGTGAAGGTATGAATAAAGTTGATTATATTTTAATACAATCATTTAATGTTGGAGATTTCAGGGATATTAGAAAAGTTGGAGGTGGTCAAGATTATAAGTTGGAACTAAATTCTTCAATAATATATAAAGAGACTTCAAATGACATAATAAGAATGAGAGATAATGTTTATTTGACAATTGTTCCTAGTTCTAGCAATTCTTCTGCCTTGATGCCAAATTATCCTGGATTTAGAATACAATTTGCCACTAAAGGAGCATCAAAGGGTTATTATGAACCATCACTTGCTAATATTTCGTTAGGAAGATTGTAATTATAAATATTTAAAAAACAAGTAATAATGAAGAGTTTTACTCAATTTGTAAGAGAAGCAGTAGAAACCCTTGCATCTACCGAAGCAAAAAATCGTGGTCTTGTTGGAAACGGACACGGTGATTGGTATGATAAGCAAGGAAATTTTGTTGCGAAAACAGTAAACGGAAAATTAAAGTTTTTTGGTCAAGGTGATACCACATCTCAAGACGGAATACCCGGAGAAGAAACAAAAAAACAAAGTAGTGCAACTCAAGCAGCACCACAACCATCTACAACAGAAAAACTACCAGCAGAACAAACTGCAAATGGAATTGTAGTAGTTTTAGGGAGATTTAACCCCCCATCCAAAAATCACGAACAATTATTAAAAGCAGGATTTAATAATGCAAAAAGAATGGGATATGAGTATAGAATATATCCAAGTAGAATCCAAGATGGTCAATCAAATCCATTAAGTCCAAAAACAAAAATTTCTCTTATGAGAATGATGTTTAAAAAATATTCTGAATATATTGTTGATAGTGAAGAAACTAGAACTGTTTTTGATTCTTTAGTCTCAATTTATAATGATGGATATACTGATGTTACTATTGTGGTTGGGCAAGACAGATTGGGAGAATTTCAAAGTTTAGTTCATAAGGGAGAGGGTCAAGACTATCAGTTTAATAATATTCAAGTTATATCTGCTGGAATTAAAGACCCTGATGGTGAAATTGAAGACCCTGGTTCTTCTGCAAAAATGAGAACATCTGCAGCAGTAGGAGATTATGCTGGATTTGTTCAGGGAATTCCTTCTGGAATAAGTCAGGCAGACAAAGAAAAAATATTTAATATGGTTTCAAAATCTATGAATGTAACTGAAGACACAGAAGTTTGGAGAATTGTTCCTGAACTTGATTATGATGGATTGAGGTGGAATTATAAGAACAATGGACTTTTTGAAGTTGGTACATTTGTGGAAAGTTTGAGTAGTGGTCTTATTGGAAAAATATTCCGCAGAGGTTCTAATTACTTGATTTGTGTAACTGAAGATGGAAAGATGTTTAAAAATTGGTTGAAAGATGTTCGTGAAGTTTATGAAGTTGGAACTTGTAATTACAGAAAGCACACACAGGAAATGACACCTAAAGAACCTGTGGTTTCTTTTACTGATGTTGAAGTTAAAGAAACTATGCCAAAGAAAACGATAAATATCAATAGGAAAAAATTATCTACAAAAAGATGAAAGATTGGGCAGAGATTATTTCTGAAGCAAAAGATAAAAATAAAGAAAAAGCAGAAAGGCAAAGAAGACTTAAAATTGCTAAGACTGCATTGAAGGGTTCTGCTCTTTTGGATAAAGGGAAAACTGGAAAAAAGGAAGATAAAAAAGATTCTAGATATTTGGATTATCTTGAGCGTCGTCAAGCAACAAGAGAACAAGAAATTGAAAAGCAAAGAGGACAGGAAGAAGAAAAGAAAAAGCAAAAATTAATGAGAATAAAAGAAAAAAATCTTGAAAAATCAAAAGAAAGAATCAAGTCAGCAATTGGTGGTGTAAAAACTGATACGATTGGTTCCAAAGAAGGTGGGGCAACTGCCACAATGAAAGCACTTGGCAATTTAGGTTCTCTTGCAGGTGGATTGGCAAAAGCAGCAATTCATACTCCTGGTTATTTAAAAGCAAAAGGAGAATATAAAAAAGCAAAGGAAACTAAAGTCACCTCAAATCAACCAGAAAAAGCAAGAGAAAGAAAAAAACCAGGAAGACCAAAAAGACCTCCAGTTTCATTATCAACTCAACAATCTTCATCAAGTCCAGAACAAAAAAGACCTGTTCCTGCAACTAAGAGACTTGTTCCTGCTACCAAGAGACTTCCATCATCTGGTGGTGTTCCTGAGGGGTCAAGAGGTCCAAAAGCAATGACTTTGGGGCAGAGGGCAAGACAAAATCCAAAAATCAAAGCAGGACTTATTGCCCAAAGAAATGAAGAATATTCAAATTGGAGAGAAGAATTCTTGTTTGAAGTTGATGAATTAAAGAATGAAAAAACTGCAAAGACAAAAAACAAAAAAGATAAGATTGATGTGATGAAGGGCACTAACTCAAAATTTATTGAGATTAATCCAAATATTTCTGAGGACCATAAGGAAATTGCCAGTGGTAAGAAAAAAGATGATGAAGGTTATATGGCAAATGTTGAATTGGACCAAATGGAAAGAGCAATCAAAGCACTTCGCAAAAAGATAAAAAAAGCAGATATGCAAATGCCTGCTTGGGTTCAATCAAAAATTACTAGAGCAGCAGATTATATTGATACTGCTTCCGAATATCTCCAAAGTGATGAAGGTCTTTCTGAATCTGTTGATAAAGATGCAATGAAGTGCAACAAACCAAAATCACAAGCACACGGGTCTGGTGAAACTGGAAAGTCACATATTGTAAAGGCTTGTGAAGGTGGAACAGAAAAAATTATTCGTTTTGGGCAACTTGGTGTAAAAGGTTCTCCAAAAAAAGAAGGTGAGTCTGAGGCATATGCAAGTCGTCGTCATAGATTCCAAACAAGACACGCAAAGAATATTTCTAAAGGAAAAATGTCTGCTGCTTATTGGGCAAATAAAGTTAAGTGGTGATTGATGACTAGTTTGAGATAAATAAAATTGAACCTAATAAGAGGGGATTATGGGAGTAGTAGTTGCATTGGTAAAACCACTCATTCTTCAAATTGCTACACATCCAGAAGTTAAGAAACTTGTAATTGAACTTCTTGAGAAATATGTAAAAACAACCGATAACACAATTGATGATATGGTTGTTGTGTTAGTTAAAGAAAAACTCTTTACTCCACAAAAATGATAACTTGTTTTATAACAAATTGGGGAGTAACTATTATTTTAGGTTTATTGTTGACTGCATCTGAGTGGTTAGCAAAAACAAAAAAATTTGAAGAAAATGGATTACTAGATTTAACTACTAACTTTTTAAAAATAATTTTACGCAAAGAAGACAAAAAATAAAGGTCTTCTTTTTTTATAAATATCAGTATAAGAAAAACTTACGGAAAAAAAGACATGGCACTTTGGGGTAAGGCAGACGGTGTATTTTCACCAGGAACAGTTACTGTCAACTATACAAATAAAACAATTACTGGTGCTGGAACATCATTTAGAGCAGTAGGTGTCACTACTGGTGCAGTAATTACCATCGGTGCTGGAGGAACTTTTGGAAATGCGGTAATTTCTGGAATTACTTCGGAGACTCAAATTTCAATTGCAACAACTCAGTATCTGAGTGGTGCTGCTATTGCTGGAATTGCATATTCAATATCTCAAAAACCAGTTTATACTTTAGAAGATACAAACTTTGCTACTATAACTGGAACTGGCAATTCTGCATCAACTAATAGAGTATATGGTGTTGATGAGTTTGAGCAAACTGCTGCTACCGAAAGTGGTTCAAAATATGCTGCGGCACACGCAGGTTGGGTGGGAGTTCATACATATATTGATTGTGAGAATCAACTGAGAGTTAAGACCGAAGTGTTGGTTGCAATGTCTGGAATTAGCACATCTGCACTCGCAACATATTCAGCAACTGGTGATGCTGCTGATGATGCAGTATATGCAGACAATTACATTACGATTAGTGCTCAACCATCAAATAGAGTTGGAATTGCTACAACCGTTGCAACCACATTCGCAGTTACTGCAGCAGCAAATGATTCTGAAGCACTTTCTTATCAGTGGCAGTTCTCAACTGCTGTTGGAGCAGCATTTACCAATGTTACTACTGGATTGCTTGGTGGTCTTATTTACACCAACCCAACTACAGCAACTCTTGGTATTGCGGCAACAACTACAACTGCCAACAGACCTAATGGTTACTACTATAGAGTTAACATTACTACTGCTGCTGGTGCTGCGAAGACTTCCGATACAGCAAGACTTACTTATGCGTAATTGATATATGAGATTTGATGAGTTGAATGAAGATAATTATTTAATGTTTGCAATTAAACATTATGATAATCCACAATCAATGACCCAAGATGATTTTTATGAAGATCTGAAAAGATTTAATTGGATTAATAGATTATTGAAAAAATATAAATCATCTGGGTCATTAAATATTCATTTGTTAATTAATCATTTTATAATTCTTTATAATGTATTTGGAGATGCTACAACTCCTTTATTGTTTTATAAAGTGGATAGTCAATTTTGGAGTATCATTAAAACTTTTATTGTTTATTTGGGAAGACTTCCAGAATACCCAAAGACTGATATCCATAGCATACCAGTAGATATAGATTTTTTAAAACAATTAAATGTGATCTAATGGATAAAGTAGATAGATTAATTAAAATAATTCGTAACATTAAAGAGGAGATGGGTTCTCCTGTGATTGCTAATTCCACAAACAACCCAAACGGTCCGATTAATATTGCAGGATTGCCACCAGATCAACCACCAGTTGATTTGAGAAAAGGAAGAAGAAGAAATTGGAACCCATTTTTTAAAGATCTTGCAAAAATTCAGAGAAGAAAACCTCAAAAATAATTAAAAAAATGTTTCAACAATCATCTACCGAAACAAAAATAGCTCTCCTTGAGGAGAGAATAAATGTATACGAGCAGATGATGGAACGCATTGATACTGCGATTCAGAAGATAGGAGAAACGAGTCAAAATATCAGTCAAATGCTTGCCATTCATAATGAAAAGATTGAGCAGTGCAATAGAACAGACAATATTATTGTAAAGATGATTGAAGATATTAAAGTATCATCAAAAGAACAACACGAACAAATAAGTGAAAAGTTGGGTGAAAGAATAGGGAAAGTAGAAGAAAAGGTAGAAAGTATTTCAAAATTTAGATGGCAAGTACTGGGTGGTTTAGCAGTAGTTGCCATCTTCATTAAATTTGCCCCACCCGCATTAAATCTCTTGACAACACATCATAATTCAAGTAGCATAGAGAGAACGAAGTAATATTCTTTTTTGTAATGAGTTTTGTTGATTCCAAATACATCGGGCTGGTATCTTCCCGACTGGATAAGTTTGCTAAGAAAAAAGAAGGTCTTTATAACTTTCGGTGCCCTTACTGCGGTGACAGTCAAAGGACAAAGAGTAAGGCAAGAGGATATATTTACCAATTAAAGAACGACCATAATTTTAAGTGTCATAATTGTGGAACTTCTAGAACATTTACAAACTTTCTCAAAGACTTAGATGTTGTTCTTTACGACCAGTATGTGATGGAAAGATATAAAGAAGGAACTACTGGAAAAAGGTCTCAAACAAAGAACCCAGAGTTTAAGTTTGAGAAACCAAATTTTTCAAAAAAGGCATTTGACCTGCCTACCATCGCAGAACTAAATAAAGAACATTCTGCAAGAAAATACTTAGAAGATAGAAAAATACCTAACAACTATCTGTGTGAATTGTATTTCTGTGAAAAGTTTAAAGAATGGACCAACACGCAAAAACACACCTTTGATAAAGTAGAACGGGACGAACCACGAATTATTATTCCTTTAATCAATAAAGGAGAAATATTTGGATTTCAAGGTCGTAGTTTAAATAAAAAATCAAAGGTGAAATACATTACAATTATTCTTGATGATACACATCCAAAAATTTACAATTTGGATAAACCAGACTACGACAAAATTGTTTATGTTGTTGAAGGACCAATTGATAGTATGTTTTTGGATAATTCAATTGCTATGGTTGGTGCAGACATCGATAAAATGTTTTTCATATCCAACTTTGCAACAGAATTTGTAATGGTGTATGACAATGAAAAACGAAATAAACAGATCGTAGATAGAATGGAAAAAGCAATACAAATGCGATTTCCAATCGTCATTTGGCCGAATGACTTGAAAGAAAAGGATATTAATGATATGATCCTTTCAGGAATTGATGCCCCAAAAATCATCAAGGAAAATACTTATATGGGATTAGAAGCAAAAGCAAAACTTATTGGATGGAAACGAGTATGAGCAACGGTACAAAGGTAATTAAGAGAAGTGGTGATAATGAACCTCTTGATCTCAATAAACTTCACTTAATGGTTGAGGAGGCATGTAGGGACCTCTCTGGTGTTTCTGCATCACAGGTCGAGATGCAATCTGGTATTCAATTCTATGATGGAATTACAACAGCAGAAATTCAGGAAATTTTAATTCGTTCTGCATCTGATTTGATTGATTTGGAAAATCCAAATTATCAATTTGTTGCAGCAAGACTACTTCTGTTTTCGGTGAGAAAATCTTTGTATGGAAGAGTTCAAGATCATCCTACTTTTGTAGATCATATTAAGAAATGTGTTCTTGCTGGAGTATATGATCCAGAAATCTTGACTAACTATACAGAGGAAGAACTTAATCGTCTTGGTGGTTATATTAATCATAACCGTGATTATCTATTTACTTATGCTGGTCTTCGTCAAGTAGTTGATAAGTATCTTGTTCAAGACCGTAGTGCTGGGCAAGTATATGAAACTCCACAGTTCATGTATATGATGATTTCTGCGACTATTTTTGCTAGATATCCAAAAGAAACTAGAATTTCTTATGTCAAACGATACTACGACGCAATCTCCAAACACAAAATCAACATTCCCACACCTATCATGGCAGGAGTGCGAACTCCACTTCGACAATTTGCTAGCTGTGTTCTTGTTGATGTTGATGACACCCTCGATAGCATCTTTAGTTCTGATATGGCTATCGGCAGATATGTTGCACAAAGGGCGGGAATCGGCATCAACGCAGGTAGAATCCGTGGCATCAACGCTAAAATCAGAGGTGGAGAAGTTCAGCACACAGGTGTTGTCCCATTCCTCAAAAAGTTTGAAGCAACTGTCAGATGCTGCACTCAAAATGGCATCCGTGGTGGATCAGCAACTGTCCACTTCCCAATCTGGCACCAAGAGATCGAAGACATCCTAGTATTAAAAAATAACAAAGGAACCGAAGACAACCGTGTTCGTAAGTTAGACTACTCTATCCAAATCTCTAAACTGTTCTATGAACGATTCATCAAGAATGAAGAGGTCTCTCTCTTCTCCCCACACGCAGTTCCTGGTTTGTATGATGCTTTTGGAACTGATGCTTTTGACGAGTTATATGTACGTTACGAACGAGATGAGTCTATTCCTAGAAAGACTATCGGAGCTCAAGAACTCTTTTTGGACCTCCTGAAAGAACGTGCTGAAACTGGTCGTATTTACATTATGAATATCGACCACTGCAACTCTCACTCATCCTTTATGGATAAGGTTGAGATGAGTAATCTTTGTGTTTCTGGTGATACTAAAATCAAAATTAGATATCCAGAACCCATTTATAATGATATTGGTGAAGTATCTGATTGGAGAGTTTGTGAGATTGAAATTCATATTGAAGATTTAGAAATTTACCTTTCTGATAGGATAGCTATAATTGCATGTCTTTGTGATGATGTTCCTCAAATAGAAGTTCTTTCTTATAATATAGAAACTAATCAACAAGAATGGGCACCTATTACAGCATTTGCCGAAACATCACCAAAAGCAAAGGTAATGAAAATTACTGATGAAGAAAGTGGTAAGAGTATTGTAGTTACACCAGAGCATCAAGTATTCACAAAAAATCGTGGATATGTAGTGGCAAAAGACCTAACCGAAACCGATGAGTTGGTAATTAACTAATAGGATAGGGAGTGTAATTTCTACATTTTATAAATAGTTATGAGATTACACTTCCTATTATGAAAACCTATATTGTATATAAAATTACGAATAAGAAAAACGGAAAGTCTTATATAGGAAAATCTGAATATCCATTAGAGCATCGTTGGAATCGTCATTTATCATCAGCAAGAAATGGTTCTAAATTTAGATTTCATTCTGCTATTAGAAAATATGGGGAAGATTGTTGGGACTTATCTGTGATTGAAACTTACCAAACTGAAGATGAAAACTTTATTAATGAAAAGGAAACTCACTTCATTAAACTCTTTGAAAGTGATACTAAAGGTTATAATGCTACTTCGGGGGGAACTGGTGGATGGATGCTTCCAAGATGCTCACAGGAGGTTCAGGAAGAGTGGAGAAATGGTATTTCCATAAGAACTATTGGTTACAATAATCCAAACTATTCTGGATACACTGATGAGGAACTCATAGAAGTAGGTGTAAAGTTTGCTAAAAAATATGGATTTATTGGTGGAAGGAAAAGAATAGTTGAGTTTGCTCTTAGTGAATTAAATATTAAGTTTCCAAAACATTTCTCCAAAAATAGATTTGACGGAAACCATCAAAACTTTTATAAATCTATTGAAGAACAAACTGGATTGGTGTATAATCCTTATTATAGAGACGAAACTCAAAGAAAACTTGCTAAACAACTTTTAGAACAAAATAGGAGAAAAAAATGCTAAAGATTGAATATCTTGAAGAAGAAATCCCAGTTTATGATATTACAGTAGAAGGAACTCATAATTTCTTCGCAAATGATATTCTAGTCCATAATTGCCAGGAAATTACTCTTCCAACAAAACCACTTCAACACATTGATGATCCCAATGGGGAGATTGCACTTTGTATTCTTTCTGCTGTTAATGTTGGCAAAGTAAAGTCTGATGATGAATTTGAAGATCTTTGTAATCTTTCTGTTCGTGGTTTGGAAGAATTGATTGATTATCAAAACTATCCTGTAGTTGCTGCAGAGATTGGAACCAAAGCACGTAGATCTTTGGGTGTTGGGTATATTGGTTTGGCACACTATCTTGCTAAACTTGGTTTTAATTACGATACTCAAGAAGCTTGGGATGCGGTTCATCAATTGTCTGAATCGTTCCAATATTTCCTTCTAAAAGCATCAAATGAAGTTGCTAAAGAAAAGGGTGCCTGTGAATATTTTAATCGCACTAAGTATTCGCAAGGTATTCTTCCAATTGACACTTACAAGAAAGATGTGGATGAAGTTTCTTCTGTTCCTCTTCATCACGATTGGGAATCGTTAAGGCAATCAATCAAAGAGTTTGGTCTCAGGCACTCCACTCTTACAGCACAGATGCCATCTGAATCCAGTTCTGTCGTCTCCAATGCCACAAACGGCATCGAACCACCTCGTGGATTTTTATCAATTAAGAAATCTAAAAAAGGTCCTCTCAAACAAATTGTTCCTCAATATCAACATCTTAAAAACAACTATACGTTGCTTTGGGATATGCCTAGCAATCGTGGTTATATTAATATTGTTGCAGTTATGCAGAAATTCTTCGATCAAGCAATTTCTGGAAACTGGTCGTATAATCCAGAAAATTATGCCAATAATGAAGTTCCTGTTAGCGTAATGGCACAAGATATGCTTACTTGTTTTAAACTTGGGCATAAGACGGCATATTATCAAAATACATATGACAATAAGACCGACGAAATTAAGGAGGAAAAAACTAATATTGACGATTTGGTTAAAGAACTTTTAGAGGGGGGGGAAGACGACTGTGAATCCTGTAAAATTTAGAATCACTGCAGAGAAAGAAAAAATGATTCAAGGAATGACCGTATTTAATACTCAAGAGGTAGATGCCAAAAAGCAACCTATGTTTTTTGGTGCTCCTCTTGGAGTTCAAAGATATGATTCTTATAAGTATCCTGTCTTTGATAAATTAACTCAACAACAGTTAGGATATTTCTGGAGACCTGAAGAAGTTTCTTTGCAGAAAGATCGTTCGGATTATCAAACTCTTCGTCCAGAACAAAAACATATCTTCACTTCTAATTTGAAGTATCAAATTCTTTTGGATTCAGTTCAAGGTCGTGGTCCAGGGATGGCATTTGCACCTTACTGTTCACTTCCAGAATTGGAAGCCTGTATGAAGGTTTGGGAGTTTATGGAGATGATCCATAGTCGTTCCTATACATACATTATTAAGAATGTTTATTCTGATCCAACAGAAGTTTTTGATTCCATTTTAAATAATGAAAAGATTTTAGAAAGAGCATCATCAGTTACTGGTGCTTATGATGACTTTATTAATTCCGCACAACTTTATGGAAACTCAAATCTTTGGGTTCACGCACAAGAAGGTGTTGGAACTGCAA